CGTGCCGACGGGTTTACCTGACATCATCCATTCTCCACGATGGACTTGATCTTGCTCATGCTCTCGCGGAACGCCGGACGCAAGAATGGATGCCCCTTCCCTCTCCACTCACCGCGCCCTTTTTCGACTTGCACGGCGTACCATGTTTTGTAGTTGCCAGCCATGATCCACACGTTCATGTGCTGCGCGGCCTTGTACCCGTAGCCGGCGTTCAGCCCGGTCTCCTTCTTTTTCGTGACACGGATCGTTTCCTTCAGCGCGTTGTAGTCCCGCGCCGTCCATATCTGCCCGTGGTACTTCCCCGTGCTGTACGGTCCGTGCTCCTTCCACGTGTACTTGAAGCCGACCATCTTAGAACGCGCCGCATCGCGCACGACGAGAGCGGCCTTCTCGATGCGTTCCATGCAGCCGCTCAAAATCTCGGGCGCAAACGCCTCGGGGTTCCAACTCGCGATTCGCATCACCCCTCCGCTGACTGCCGTTTGGCGAGCATATGGTGAAACGACCGGGCGACCTTAATGAAGCACGACCGCTGATCGGGTACGGAAAAGATGTCCATGATTGCTTTTACGGCTGAATAGTCGAGGTCGATGATCTGACCTGATCCTGGCGCGATGCGGACCTGTCGCTTCGCCATCTGGTAGACGAGTTCCGCATCGGCGTTCTCCTCGATAGGTTCCACCCTGCACGTGTCGCACGGAGGAACACCTGGGGGTGTCCGCCGTGCGTACATCTCGGTACAGCCCGGACAGGTGGGGGAGTAGTCCTCCACCCACTCTATCCGGGCTATGAGTTTTTTACTTCCGCCTCCGACGTCTGCGCGTTCGCCCCGGTAATGAGTTGCAGGCACCGCCCGACGAACCGGGCGAACACCGGGATGCTCATCAGCCGAAGTTTGTTCTCCAGCGTGCAGGGGATCTCGTTGCCGTCCTTGTCGAGTATCCCCGACCAGTCCTGAATCGCCCAATCCCAGATCATCTCCCGCTCCTTCTTCTCCTGCTCGGGGGTCTGATCGTAGTACACGACGCGCTCCATCTGCCGCGTCCTCGGGTTCGGGACGAACTCGGATTTCTTCTTCCGTGTCTGTGCCTGTATGCGTTCGATCGCGTCAGCATCCGCAATCCGCAGGCAGACCTTCCCGGCGTTCGGCTCGGGGTCAAGGTAGTTGACGTCACCGTTCTCCTTGATCTCGGACCGGAAGAAGTTGAACCACTCGCCTTGTACCTCGGACAGATCGAATCTCATCTTTCCTCCTCGTGCTGGTTTTCAGACGTTACGACACGCGCTCCATCGCCGCAGCGCTGACCTTGCCGGAGAACGATATGGTCGCCAGCCCGTTCTTACTCATGTTGACGACGTTGAACTTGTCGAGCAGGATCGTCCCGCCGGTGCCGACCCGCCAGAACACGGAGGTCGACTCGTAGAAGTACAGGTTCGTCAGCCCGCTCGTGTTCGTCGCGAGCGCGTTCAGCGCGACCTGCCCGTTCGTGTCAGCCGGGTCGTAGAAGCCGTCGAACGACACCGTACCCGCATCGTCGATCCCGGCGCGAACCCACGTCTTAACAGTATCCCCGAACGCCGTGTCCTCCTGGATGTCCGGGACGAACCCCGACATGCTCCACGTCCCGATGCCTGCAACAACAGTCGACCCATACATGATCTTCGCCAAACGCCCGCCGATGCTGGACAATTTAATGTCCTCCCTTCAGGTAGTTAGGCGGCGTAAAACCGCCCGCTCATTGACCTGCGTTTCATCGAAAAACAACACTTTCCACCCGTATTCTTGGAATACTTTTCTCCTTTCTTTTTTCCATTCATTGATGTTATCCGTGTGCCTCCACTTGTAATACCTCGCATACACTTCGATCGCGACCTTTTCGCCGTTCATATTTATGAAATCTGGGTTTTTCCCACCTACAATGAATGAACCATCCCCGACGTACTTATATGGCAACTCGTTGTCCGAGCAGATCTCAATAAACTTTGACTCCAAGGAAGTAGGGATTCTCCTTTTCAACATTTTCTTCACGGCTTCCTCAGAATGATCGTGCTTCCCTTTCCCATTTATGCTCATTTTCAATCTTGACGATCTTTTGTGCTTCTTCCCCTTCATAAACGGGATGCAGTTTTTCTTAAACTCCGTCGCGGGGGAGTTCCTCTTACCTTTCATCCCAAGCGAGCAGGCTTTTTTATGCTCCTCAGTGAGTTTTCTGCCCCTTAATGCTCTCGATATTTTCCGGGCTACTTCCGGCGTATGTAGGTGGATCGGGTCCATGTGCAACCCCTTGTTCCACGGGGCAGCCCCATTCGCCCGCCCAATCTGTTTACCCTCCGCCTTAGCACGCACCATTCCTTCCCGTATTTTCTGCCGATGCGCCTTAGTCAACTTTCTACCGGTCATCGCCTCAGATTGCTTCCGGCGCTGCTCCTCGGTCGGAACCCTGCCGAGATTCGTCTTATCCCCCTTTTGAAACCTCCCGCTGTTCCCCATCAGACGACCGCCTCTTTCGCCTCTTTTTTCGCAGCCTCTATCTGGTCATGCAGTTTCTTGTCGGTAGGTTCCTCCTTGTCGTACCTCGCCGGGTTGCTCTTCTTCGGGACGCCGAGCACCGTCGTGTCGATGCGCGGCGCGTCCGGGAACCTCTCATGCAACCACTTGAACCCCATCTCGAACTGCTTGTCGGGGAACCACGTAAACGGGCGCATGCAGTAATGCTCCGCGTATGCGTCGATGATCCACGCCGTTCCTCCCATCTCCCACGCCTGACAGACAGCGAGTGTCCCGTACAGGTCGAACCCGCGCAACCGCTGGTCGAACCGGAACCCCTTTTTAATGTTGACGAGGATACAGCACTCGTCGAAGCACGAAGCGGGATGTGGGAACGTGTGCAGATCGTCCGTGTTGAAGCACTGCGGAATGCGCATGTCGTGGAACTTCCCGCAGATCGCGCCGCCCATGTCCTTCCCCACGATCCCGGCGACGACCCAACTCGACGGCAGCAGGTTGATCTGGCTTTCCACCTGCTTGAGCCAGCCGTTCCGGTAGAACATGTCCTGATGCGTAAGGACACCCACGTCCGCGCCGTCCTTCTCAAACAGGGCGATCAACTTGTTCATCCCCACCGTCGCGCAGGAAGGGGTCTTGATGGTATGGCACGGCAGCGTCGGATCAAGTTCCGACTTCCGCAGCACCATGTCCAACCTGACGATGTCGTTCACGAGTGCGCCGAATGAGAACTTCAACTCCTCCTCCCGTCCAGTCCCTTTTTCGGGGTAAGACTGCCCGCCTCGGAGACAATTGCCATCACGTCACCCGCTGGAACAGCGCGACGCCGCACGGCGTCATCTTCTTCGACGCCCACTCGCCGATGAACTGCCATGCTGGATATTCTTTCAGTTCGGCGACAAGTCTCGGCACACCCCAGGCCGTCCGCACGGAGTCATGCAGCATGAGGAACCCGCCGTCCCTGATGAGCGGTGCGTACAGGTCGTAGTCCTTCTTCACGTTCGCGTAGTAATGAACGCCGTCGATCATGATCGCGTCGTAAACGTATCCGAGGGCGTTGACTTTCGCTGCGGTTTCCTCGCTGTTCGAGTCCCCGATCACCTCATCACGCTTGATGCCAGCAAGCACCTGCGGGCGGTTCACGCAACGTGGATGCTCGTTCGTGTCGACCAGCGTGATCACAGCCGGCGCGAAGTAGTTATGCATCAGCAGCGTCATACCCCCGGCGGCGGAACCGATCTCAAGGTATGAGTCAATGTGCTCACTGGAGGACAGCATCGCGTGGACACACGGAGCGATCTCCTCCGGGATTTGTTGGATGTACCCACCCCCGATCTTGTCCCCACCGAACACTTGGACGTCGTCCGTCCCGATGGAGTAGACGTACTTCTCAATCTCCTCGACCATCGGGATACCCGTCAGGTTGCCGCTCGCAAACGGAACCGCCTCTGGTTCCGACGTCGACACCGCGATCGTCGCGGACTCAGCGAACTTCGCGCTGTCCTTCGGGACTCCGCTCCCCGGATTCGCCATGCTGCCTCCCCTCAGTTTTTCTGCATGATGATGCTGTAGTCGACGTCGTACTGCCAGTATTCCCCCGACCCGTCCGGGGTGTCTTCCGCTACAGTCGTCAGGTTCGCTACGCCGCGATCCAGCGTGATCATCGTGTTCCCGGTTACCGTAAGCAACGCCCCGTCATACGCCGACTTCAGGTTCGTGAAGATGTCCTCGATCTCGGAACTGCTCGACGCCTTCGAGAAGATCGAGAACTGCACGGTCACGTCCTCGATGCTGTCGGTGAACGTGTCCATCGGCGTATCCGTCACGACGAAGAACAACGCATGCGGGAACGCCGTACCCTGCGGGATGCGGGCCTTGTAGAACCGCCCGCCGACGGACGTGGAGAACGCCGTGCCGGTCGCGTGCGAGTAGATGGCGGTCGTCAGGTTCTTCATGCGTCGCACTTCCTAGCGATAGTGAGGTCAAGCGACAGCGCGTTCATGCAACGACCTCGCGGCAGATCAGGTCCATCTGGACGTGCTTCTCGTCCTTGTCGATAATGCTGACGATCGAAAAGTACCGCGTTCCGAACTTAACCCTCCAGGATGGAGCCAATCCATCGTAGTACCGGATCTGGATGCGATGCGTCGCAGTCATCGTCTGCGCCCCGGCCTTCAACTGCTCCGCCGCCGACGCAGGCCAGATGGCAGCGCGTACCGTGTCTTCGGTATTCCACGTATTCGTCGACCCGCCCATGCCGTCGGCGACGGACGTGAACTTCTGGAGTTCGATCCGGTGACGCAGCCCACCGATCCTCACTGGAAGCACCACCACAGCCGCTCGGACGCGATCAGCATCTCCGCTGCCTTGTTCTCAACAACCGTCTGCCCGACGACGGACTCCCCACGGTCCTCGTACCTCGCCGCG